TAATAAGCATTTTTACCCATCACAACATTTCTAGTTCCTGTCGTATTACTTGCTGCTGATTGAAATCCAAAAGCTGTATTGTTTTCACCTGTAGTGTTTGCTGCTAGTGATAAATAACCAACTGCTGTGTTGTTTGAAGCTGTGCTGTTAGCTGATAATGCAGAACGACCTACTGCTACATTAGAAGCACCTGTAGTGTTTGCATACAATGAGTTATAACCAACTGCTGTATTATTTGCTGCGGTGGTATTGCTATAAAGAGATTGATAACCTAAACCTGTATTTCCCCCTGCACTTAATGCTTGTGAATATAGTGACCTATATCCTACAGCAACTCCGTTACCACCTGTTGTTTCTGCTTGTAGTGCTTCTCTTCCTATCGCAACATTATTAACACCTGTAGTTATAGAGCTTGCTGCTAAATATCCAATCGCAATATTGTAACTACCAGTTGTGCTTGCCAATAAAGTTGAAGCACCTAAAGCTATATTAGCAAGACCTGTAGTATTTGCTGTTAAGGCTGCACTACCAATCGCTGTATTATAATTACCGCTTAAAGAACCGCTATCTAAAGCAGTATTACCTAAAGCAACATTACCTGTACCAGTCGGATAATTACCATCAAGTTTGATAGTTCCATCAACATCTAAGGTTGCGGATGGGCTAGTTACATTTATACCAACCTTACCTGAGTTATCAACAACCATATCTATATCTGTAGTTGTTGTAGCACCTCTTCCTATATAAAAATAATCGTTTGTTGGATGTTTTCCTGCATGAAACCAAGCACCTGCACCATTTCTATAAGTAAAGGTTGGAGAATCTGCTGATAGTTCTGCAACAATATCAGGAGTTCCCATATCAATATGGAAAATACTACTAGGTGTATTTGTACCTATACCAAAATTGTTATCAATAATATAATTATCGCCATTAGCTCTGATTTGTACTTTTTGAACTCCACCTGTATAGACTTGTAAAAACCCTTCGTCTGCATCTGAAGCAAGTCTTATAGCACTTGTAGTTGAATCATTTTCTTGAACTATTAAGTCTGCACCATCAGGCAACCTGACAGTATCAGCAGCTAGATATAAGTCATCTCCTACTGTAATAGTAAAATCTGAAGTTTGGGATGTGCCAACTTTATTAGACATTCCATAAGCACCAATACCAACATCTAAACTGTCTGCTGCATTTTCAATAGTTATTGGAAAATCTGTTGTTGAGTTTGAACCTGCTTTTACATGTAGAAAAGTTGCAGGAGAACTTGTATTTATACCTAATTGACCTGAACCATCAAACCTAGCGATTTCACTACCGCCTTGATTAAATAATATTGAAGATGCTTCGTCATTTTCAATTTGCAATGCAGTAGAACCAAATTTTCTACCAAATCCCCATATTTTAGTACTGGCTGAATCATAGCCTTGAATAGCAGATACAAGACCTGTTTGGCTTGTTGTGTTGTTTGAATCTTGAATATAGATTACTGGATTTCCACCTGACACATGTAGATTCGCTGAAGGACTTGTTGTTCCTACACCGACACGATTGTTCGTAGAATCTACATACAGCGTAGAAGTATCAACAGTTAGATCGCCTGAAACTATTACAGAAGCAAAAGTTGGTGTAGAAGTTCCAGTATCTAAATAACTCTCAACATCACTATCGCTATAACCTGAGATGGTAGAAAAAGATAAAGTACCTGCACCATCAGTAGTTAAGACTTGACCGCTTGTACCATCGGTAGTGGGATAACTTATGCTGCTTACAGTTAATCCTGCAGCAGTAACAGTTCCAGTAAATGTAGGGCTTTCTTCATAGTTAGAAGTGATAACTCCTGTGCTTGAATTATAAGAAAGAGCATTGCCTGAAACACTAATAGCAGATCTTGCTCTAGCATCGGTGTAATAAAGATTACCGCTTTCAGGAACTATGCTTGTATCTAAGGTAGTGGCTACAGATTGATTTGAACCATTACCATAGAAGATCTTGCCTGAGTTTAGGTTAGGTGTTGCATTAGTTCTTCCTGCACCACCTACTTTAATAATACCTGCGGAAGCATGAGATCTTTGTACGATACCTATGTTTTGAATTAGTGAGCTTTCGCCTGTTGGCGGTGTTGCTGTTAAAGCACCTGCGGTAGTAGATACATAAACTGTATCGCCTACGCTGAATCCTGAAGTATCAAAATCAGCTAAAGAACCAAAAGTAATAATCTCAACCTCTGCATTAGCATTGGCATTGGCATATACCAAACCAAAAGCAGGCATAGCAGAAGCATTATCTGCATCGGCTAGATTAACTGTTGGTACTGCTCCTGAGATACCTGAAATATAAACTACTTGACCTTTAGTAAGAGCAACATCAGCTTTAGCAGTAAATTTAACTGCCCCATCTATGTCACCAGTAAAGTCTGAGCTAACACCTGCAAAGGTAACTGAATCACCAGTGCCAACGGACTGACCAATGGAAATAGTACCGCTTGAGTAAGTAACACCAGTTCCACCTGATAAATGGGAATCTACTCTTGCATCTGTGTAGTATAAATTGGTTGCACCTTCAGAAAGATCATCGGTGTCATGGTTGGCAAGACTTGAAACTGTGCCTGTAACATTACCAGTTAAAGCACCTTCAAAAGTTCCTGCAACAAAGGTTTCTGAACCTACAGTCCATTTATCGTCTGTTTCGTTCCAAAGAAGAGTTTTATTAGTTGCATCTCCTCTTTCAATTTCTATACCTGCATTTTCAGTTGGTGTGCCTGTAGCATTAGAATTAAAGAGAATAATATTGTCTGCAAGATTAATAGTTTCAGTATTAACTGTGGTAGTAGTTCCTGAAACAGTAAGATCTCCTGAAACAATAACATCACCAAAGGTTACATTGTCGGAAGTTCCAACCGCTTGACCAATAGAAATAACACCAGTGGTATTGTTATAAGTAACTCCTGTACCACCTGAGATTAAACCTCTGACTTCTGCATCGGTTCTTTCGGTAAAGCTAAATACACCAGTTGTTGAATTGTAAGAAAGATCACCTGAAGCAGAAACTAAACCTCTAACTTCTGCATCAGTTCTTTCTGTAAATGAAATAACTCCTGTGGTGGAGTTATAGGATAAATCTCCTGAAACAGAGATAGCTGCTCTAGCCCTTGCATCAGTAAAATATAAATTAGTGCTACCTTCTGCTAAATCGTCTGTATCGTTATTAGAAAGATTATCTTCTGTAGCTGCAATAGTTAAAGTATTAGCAACATCATCATAAGTAAGTGTGACATTGCTTCCTGCAACCAAAAGATTATTAACTCTGTCATCAACCCTTTCGTCAGTAAAATATAAATTAGTTCCCTCAGTTAAATCTGAAGTTGATTTGCCACTAAAAGCAGAATCAAATCTTGCAGTTGTATAGTAGAGGTTTGTGCCTTCTGTTAAGTCTGAAGTTGAATGATTTGCTATGCTTGAAACTGTACCAGTGACATCTCCAGTTAAATCTGCTGAAACTGTATTAAATGTAACATCAGCAGTTGTGCCAACATCTTGACCAATAGCTAAAGTAACACCATTACCAGAAGCAGTGGAAGTAACACCTGTACCACCAAGCACAGAAAGTTCTTCAGAATCTAAGTCTATAGAAATGCTTGTCGTGCCATCTGTGAGGTCTAAATCTTGAGCTGTGACCTGTGCATCAACATAAGTTTTAATTGCCTTAGAAGAAGCTAGAGTATCATCTGAAGCGGAAACAGAAGTTAGATCTGTATCTAATACACCTGATTTTAAGTTATCTACTTCAAGGTTTGAGATAGTATTGCTATCTGCATCTATTGTTTTATTTGTTAATGTTTGTGTATCTGTAATAGTTACAACTGAACTATCTATAGCAATAGTAAGCGTATTTAAAGCACCACTTGTATCTATGCCATTGCCACCTGAAATTGTAAAAGTTTCTGAATCTAAATCTATAGATAAAGCTCCACCTGTATCGCCTTGAAAGTCCAGATCTTGAGCTGTAACTTGGCTATCTACATAGGCTTTAATTGATTGTTGTGTAGCTAATGCAGAAGCAGAATCAGAAGATAAATCATCTTCGTCTAATATGGTTGTAACTGTTTCACCAGAGCTAAAAGAAAGAGAAGTTATTGTGTTAACTGTGCCACCATCAATATCTACAGTGTTTGAGGTAGTTATTGATACTGGTAAAGTAATCCATGCATTATCATCGCTATTTCGCATTTTGAGCAGATTATTTCCTGTATCCACCCAAAGCATATAAGCTGTTGTAGTTGTTGGTTCTGTAGCAGATGCATTATTAGAAAGTATTGCTGATAGAGCATTATTTAGGTCTGCTCTAAAGTCCGCACCAGACTGATTTGCTATATTATAATCGTGTGTTGCCATCTAAAATCCTCTTTCCCTATTGTAGTTTATGTTGGTGGTGTAGGAAATACCACATCATCAATATTGTCATTCTCTGTGTATTGAGATGGTAAATCTCTTAGTGTTTGTCTGTAAGTTGCCCATTCTGCTTTCTTTGCATCGGAAAGCGGTGAATCAGGCATTTGTGTCCAATCAGATCTTCTTAATCTAAGATCTCTATATATTCTTAATTCTTCTAATACTGGAAGAATAGAATCATTGTTGCCATTGACTATTTCGCCATCAATAACTTTAGAATTTTGTATTAGTTCAGGATGACCTTCTATCCATTGCAAACCATCTTCAGGACAAGAAGCATCTTCAAGACCTTCTTGTACTGTTTGGCAATGTTTTATATTGCCTTCTGAATCGTACCAACTTATCTGTTTCATCATTTGTAATTTACTATAACTTGTATGCCACTTATGCCATAACTTCTAGTGCTATAAAGCGTTCCTGTTCCATTGGTTTGCAGCGTTACTCTGTATTGATAATAATAATCAGCAGTATAAGCATCGTTAGCAATAATAGACTGCAACGCTTCCCCTGTTTCACCTCTTGCTCTGATGGTTGCAATGGTTGAATAAGCAGCAGAACTTACACCACCGCTTGTTGATGCACTTCTTCTTTGTACCTGTAGCTCACACCAGTCAGCAGTAGAGCTTCCTGAGTTAGCATTGATATAAGTATTTCCAATAATAAAAAATGTATTTCCTGTAGTAGATGGTGCTTGAAATATACCTGTAGTAACAATAGCAGTTTGAGCTAAATTATCTACATACCAATATCCGATACTACCTGTCGCAGTTGCAAATACTGAGGTAGCTCTATCTGCTATTTGTGTTGTATTAACACCTTCGGTTTTAATAATTAAATTTCCTGAACCATCGGTATCAAGCGTTACATTGTCTATTCTGATTTTATCTGCTGATAGATCTGTGATTCTTGCATTGTCTATGTAAACAGTTCCACCAGTTACAACAAAAGGACTTACTGAGCTTCCTGCATCGTTATCAATTTTAAAAGTATCAGCTAAGAAAGCTATGGTACTAGTTGCTCCTGTGCCTGCATCAGCATTACTTTCAAGCACCATTTGTGCAACCTTGCCATTAGCATTGAGTTGCAATACATAAGAAGCTGCTGCATTTCCTTCTATATCAGATATAGCGGATGCATTAGTGCTTATAGAAGAAGTATTGCCATTAACAGTAGAAGTTAAATTAGTAATGCTTGTAGATAAAGCACTATCTGCATTTGCTCTAGTAGTTGCTTCGCTACTAATTGCTGCTGTGTTTGAATTTACAGTAGAAGTTAAAGATGTAAGAGAGCTAGATAAAGAACTTATATCTCCATCGTTAGAAGTAACTTGAGTTTGTAAACTTGTAATATTAGAAGCGTTAGCAGATATATCGCTTTCAGCAGAAGTTAAATCTGATTGCAAAGATGTAACAGAACTAGATAAAGAACTTATATCTCCATCATTTGCAGTTACCTGAGTTTGTAAACTAGTTATGTTTGATGCATTAGTAGAAACATTGCTGTTTGTTGTAGCTAAACTAGATTGCAAAGATGTAACAGAACTAGATAAAGAACTTATATCTCCATCATTTGCAGTTACCTGAGTTTGTAAACTAGTTATGTTTGATGCATTAGTAGATATATCTCCTTCAGCAGTTGTTAAATCTGATTGTAGGGTGCTAATAGAGCTAGATAGTGAACTTATATCACCATCATTGGCGGTAACTTGAGTTTGTAAACTTGTAATATTAGAAGCGTTAGTAGAAACATTGCTATTTGTTGTAGATAAAGAACTTTGTAGATTAGTAATAGCTGTAGAGTTTGCAGAAGTATCTGTGGTTAAAGTAACTATGTCAGATTGTGCTGTAGAAATATTAGAGCTATTGGTAGATACAGTTGAGCTTAATGAATTGTATAAAGTGATTAAGCTCGAATCTCTAGCTTTCTCCCAACCATTGTTAGCTGAATTTCTTACATAAACCTGATTATTGTCATCTGTATCTGCCCATAGATCTTGTGCATTTAAGCTAGTTCCATCATTTCGCTGTGTTGGAGCAGAAGTAGATTTTATTAATTGTGTTGAATTGACACCGCCTGCATCAATAGCTGATTGAACATCGCTGCCAATCTTGTCTAAAGTAATTGCATCATCGTCTATATCTACAGTAGTTACTGGTGCGGTTGCTACACTAAAAGTGAGAGTTGCAGCATCGGATTCTGAACCTACTGAATTGATGGAAGAAACAGAAGCAACATAGTTAGAGCCTACTGGTAAGAAATTACAATCAACAAACTCATCATCAACAATCTTATTAAGCAGTTTGTTGCTTGAAGCATCTACGATAGAAACCCTGTATTCGTAATTAGGAAAGTCTGTTGGTTCGTTCCATGAAATAAAAGGTCTTCCTGTTGAACTAGAGTTTGAATCAGTGAAGGCTAATCCTGTTGGAGCTTTAACCTCAAATCCTGCAGGTATTCTTACAATATTTTCTATGTTTTCTTGTGGCGGTGCTTCCCAAGTATAAATGTCCAGATATTCAATGCACTGCACATCCACTAATCCATTAGGTTGTAATGCCATTGCTTCAACTCTAAATAGCTTTCCTGTAAATCCTACAGGTGTATAAGCAACAGTAATGACATCTCCAACTTTAACCTTATAAAGCTCTGGAGTACCAGTGAAGCTGATAGTCATCTGGTTTCTTGATCTACCAAGTATTGCTTCGCCCATGTTGTAAGCAACGTATTTATTAACTATGTAAGGAAAATCTACAACCAGTTCTAATTCTTCTCCACCATCATCTGATTTGTAATTAGGTGTCGCATCATGAAATACAGTAATTGTATCCATTTCGTATTTCTTTAATGCATTGAAAAATTGAACTACTACTTTGTTTGCTTTTTCTGATTTGTTTTCATAACTTACGGTTATGCCATTATCACCAACAATATGATCATCTGTAACTGTGAATGCAGATGATGATGTATCTTCTAAGGTTATTTCATATTTACCATCTATATAATTAAGAATACCCCTCATATTGCCTAAGAGTTCCTGTGTATTCTCTAAGACATTTTTGTTGGTATCTACTACACCATTACAATGAAATCTTTTTACCTTAACTAATGCAGTTCCAGATTCATTGGTGTAATTCGCTGAAAGAGTATCATTAACAACTACCTGATAGGTTGGATTAGTTGCATCGTATTCTTGCCATCTAGAAGAATCAATAATATCTACTGCATCAAATTCAGTAGCAGCACCTGAATCTACTAGTGTTAACTTTCCACCAACTTTTGAATTTGCCCAAGTGGTTGCATCAACGTTAACAAAATTATTTCCAGACGTTCCAGAGAATGTAGCTGAAGATGCTGTACCGTCATAATCTGGAGTATCTTCTAATTCGTCTGATGTGCTTGCTGCGGTTTGAAATGATTGCAAGTTAACTGCACTACTTGCAAGACCTTTACCATATTCATCATCTCTTAAATAATCTAGTAAACAAAGAGCTGCATTATCTGACCATTCAAACGTACTTGGTGTGTCGTATCTGTGACTACCAGAGCCACCAGATATTGAGCCATCCTTTCTAGGGTCATAAAGTTTTTTACCTCTAACAACTACAGTGAGCTGCGGAATGCTAGAAAACATTCCTCTGCTATCATACTCAAAAGATGCTGCAATATAAGCAACTCCTCTCAATCTGTGATTGGTAGTCCATTCTGTAGAAATTGAGGAAGTAAGCATTGGGTCTGCTGTTTGATCGCTTGCTCCGTGATGAGCATTAAAAACCATTCTGTATCTTTTTGTTGGGTCAGTTCCTTTTGGTTTTGCATTTTCTTCTTGCACCCTTCCCACCTGAGATGCTGTACATAAAGAGCCTGCACCAGAAGCTATTTTATCTGAGCCTGCATAATAACCCTGCCTGAATACTTTTGTATCTTTAATTGATACACCGTTGATTTCAATAGTATCTAATTCAATCTGATCTACTTCTCCAACCGATAAAGCATAGACAACAAATAAATCTTTACTTCTGCCATCATGAGTATGCAAAAAAGCTAGAGTAGAACCTACTCTTCTTCTTCCGTAAATGACTGGTATCTTTCCACCTTGAGCAGTTTTTTGACCTAGAATTGTCTGACCTTTTGAAAGCAAATCTTGTGCTTCCATATATCCTTTAACACCTGTAGCAACAGCATAAACCTTTACAGCAGTCCACACAGCAGAAGCAACAGCTTTAACTGTTGCAATCATGTCAGCAAATATTTTAAATTCAGCGAACATTAATCAGCACCCCATCTGATATCTTCTTTAGTTTGATCTGCATATTCAAATCCAACATCTCCAGAATAAACATTCTGTTGAGATTCATCTGTAAAATGTCTTCCTTTTTTTAAATTCCAATTTGACCAATGATTGGCAACAGATAAAGTTATATGAGAAGATTTATTAGTTTCTCTTATTGTTGCTGATTTGATGAATCCAGAAAAATAAGTGGTAGCATCTACTAATGTTTCATTGCTATCAAAAAAAGCAATGTAAATATTACAAGAAACATTAGTATAATTCCCATCTTCAATCAAAGTTCTAACATTACTTGTGATGTTTTGCATAGTAACACTAAGCTCTTGTATCTTAGCTTCGCCATTTTCTGTTGAAGTCTCTACAGAAATAAAGTCTCCACCTGCTTCATAAGAATTAGAATCATAGGTAACGTCTCTATAATAATTGGTTGCTCTTAAAGGAGTTGAAAAATTAAATTCTAGAAGAAAAGCAATTTTATTAGCATCGTTTGCTATTTGAGTTTGCAAACCTGAGCTAATTGATCTAGCCATTATGTGATAACTTCTCTTACTTCAAATTGTATGTTGTAAAACCCAGATGGGTCTGTGTTATAAAGAATTTCTTCTGACGTTAGATAAACTGTAAAACTTGGTTTATTGACTGTGACTGCTTCATTATCTGCTAATGTTGTTACAAGATTTGGTTCTATTAAAACAGTAGCAGCTCCAGTTCCGTCAGAATCTACGTCTGCTTGAATCATATAAACCTTTGAATGACCTGCAAAAGAAATAAGATCTCCTGCTTTTAAAACTCCAGATGTTGATGCAGAGAAACCATCTAGATCTATTGTTCCATCTGAAGCCGAATGAGCTGATACTACCTGTATATCTGTTTCTGCTTTGTCAGCTCCTCTATTATCTGTTGGATATTGAATAGTAAAAGTTTCAAATCCACCTTTTTGTTTTTGTAAAAAGGCAAATACATCCATAGCATCATCGTATTGCAACGGTGGCATCTGAACTGAAAATGTAAAATATTGTGAACCTATTTGTCTTGCAACCCTTCTACCAGAAAGACTGTGATTCATAAGAACAGGTCTTACATTTTTGAAATCTAATGCCCTAAACTTAGGACTTGTAGGAAAAGCACCACTCATACTACACCCATCTTACCTCTCTGATTCATAGCGTTATTTATAATTGCTGTAATCATTCCCTTTCTTGATGCAAGCAATTCGTCAAACCCTGTTGCATCTACAGCAGAGATATTGAAGTTAACAGTTGCACCGCCCATGCCTTGACCTTTCGTATGATCAATGACTGTTTCATTGGGATGCAGAATTGCAGGGAATCCACCTCTACCATCTACACCGCCTGCTCTTGCACCATAACCAGTAAATCCACCACCTTCGAATCCAATGCTTTTGAAAAAGGTTTCAACCTTTCCTGTAATTGGTGCAATGATTGCTCGTTGTATAGCAATCCTTAATAATTGTTCTATAACGTAATCTGCAAACTTTTTAAATTCTAACTTGCCTGATTTTAAAGAATCTATGATTGAGTCTTCAAACTTCTTCATAGTTCCTGTAGTAAGTTTTGCCAATACTTTTTCTGTATTGCCAATTTCACTTATAAATGCCATCACTGGTTGTGATAGTTTTTCTACAGATTTACCTGTTTCTTTTATTTCTTCATTGACTTCTTCTAGTGGTTCTTTGACTGTGGTTATTGAAGTTCTAATTCCATCGAATTTTGCTCTTAATGCATCAATATCAATTACAGCTTCCTCAAAGAAACCAAATGTTCTAGCTATGCTAGTAACACCGTTGGCAAACTGAGCCATAGCAACCATAGCTTTTTCTAAACCATTCACCATGCTAACAGCTATATTTCTGCCAAGACTTTTAAAACCGCCTGCTAATTTACCTGCTTTGACTATTAGATCAGAAAATCGTTCTGCCATGCTTTGCAAAATAGGTAAGAATGCAGCTATAACATATTGAACTACAGTTTTTATTTGTTTAAAAAGAATACTGGTAGTATCTGCAAATTTTTCAAATGCTGCAGTAGTTTGTTTATCAATGATTAAACCAAGATCATTAGCTTCATTAAAGAAATCATTAAGACCTGCAGAACCACCTTTTAAGGTATTTACTAAAGCAGCACCCTCAGAGTCAAAGAATTTAAATGCTAGTCTTAATCTGGTTGATGCATCTTCAGTATTTTGAATTCCATCAGCAACCTCAAACAATACATCTTTAGTACTTTTAAAAGAGCCGTCAGAATTCTTTAATTGAATTCCAAGCTCTTCTAATGCAGCTTTTGCTTCACCAGTACCGTTTTGAGCTTCGCCAACTCTTCGTATAAACCTCTGCATTGCCATATCAAGAGTTTCTTGAGCAATGCCTGTTTGATCAGCAGCAAATCTTAATTGCTGTAGAAGTTCTACGTTTATGCCTAACTTACTTGCGGTTTTTCCTAATCTATCAATTGCATCAGTATTGACTTTAACGAAAGCTCCAAGACCTGCTGCAGCACCTGATGCTGCTAAACCAACCTTCGTTACAGCAGCAGCAGTTCCCATACCGAATTTATGCACTTGCTTTAATCTGTTAGTTACAGCAGCAAATGCAGCTTTAGTTTTATCTATCGCTGTTAATTCGTATGAAACTCTTCTTTTAGCCATCTTTCCTTCTTTCTAATGCAACCTCAAAATATGCCAACCATCCTTGATATTCTTGGATACTAATTTCCTGAATCTCTTCTAAGGTTTTGTGAAGTTTTTCAGCTAACGAATATCTGTTAAATAAATCAGTATCCTCTAGGAGTTTTTTTTGACGGTCTCAATTGGTTCAGTACCCATAATCTTTTGAGCAACATCAATTAAAACTTCCCTATCAACATTATTAAGCAAAGCGTTTTTGTCTTGTAAATCAAATAGCTTGTCACCATTTTCATCAAGAGCTTTATAAATTAAAACGTAAGCCATCATGGTTAGATCATCATCTTTGCTCATTTTATAGAGCTTAGAAGTTTCAGCTAACGTTAATGGCTTACTATATATTTTTAAGGGCTTATCTTCTTCGCCCCATTCTGGTACTTCAATTAACTTTACATCTTGCTCTGCAAAATGTTTTTTAGCGTTTTCTATTGCTTTCATCTTATGCAACAGTGCTTTCAGTTAATGAACCTGAACCCTGCACAGAAATGCTTGCTTCCACGAGTCCATCGAATGAACCTGATCTTGTAACACCTGTGACAATAGCTGTACCAGTATAATAAGTGTCACCAGATGTATCACCTTCAGGATAAACGTTTAAAGTAACTTCAGAACCTATGCTTAAAGCACCTTGTCCAGAAGTATCTGTCTCATCCCAAAAAACATCCATACTTCCTGTGAAAGAAGTTAAAGATGATTTGAACGATCTAGCAGTATCACCCATTGAAGTATCCTCAAGTACGTCTGCAGTTTCTTCTAAAGAATAAGATCTAATCTCAGCTACAGAATTGCTGCCTACCTTGATAACACCTTCGCTACCTTTATGAGTTGCCATTTTCTATTTCCTCGTCTTTCGACTTTTTAGAAGAAGATTTAATTTTTGTTTGGATTGCTTCTTCTTTCCAACCCTTATTCTTTAGACTTTCAACCTTAGAAGGATGAGCATCTATAGAAACTTTTCCGTCAGGACTAATCATTTTCATGTTTTTCTCCTAAACTCCTAACTCAGAATCTTGTTCTTGAGTATGATAAATAGTGGTAAAAGTAAGGGCAACGTAACCTAATGGCTTTTCACCCTCTCCGTTAAATTCTATTTCTGTTGATGATATATAAGAATCTTTTGCAAGACCACCCAATGTAACATCAGCAGCAATAGCTTCTTCTACCTCTTTACTAATTGTATCAATAGTATCATCAAAGTTGGTAGTAGCTTTTGCATAACCTTCAACTACTACTTCCAATTCCCTTGATAACACTCTGTTTGTGCCAATTACTTGAGGTTCTGAAGTTTCTGATTTTGTATAAATTACTAATGCAGGAACTGTTTCCAAAGGATAAATCCTTGATTCATGAACATTACTTCCAGTTGTTGTTAAACCAGTTAATGTAGTTTTAAAATATTCTCTTATTTGCTGTCTTACGTGTGACATTTACAGCTCCTCTAATTGCAATGCAGTAAAACCAGTTCTATCTGATTGCACATTTACAATTGTATATGATTGTGCTGCTTTTAGGGTATTGCCCTCTACATCTGTAATAGCACTGACAGCTAATGTATCTCCATAAGATGCATTAGGAGCATCTACGGTTCTACAATAAGCAATAGGTTGTAATGCTTCTACTCCTATTCCCTGTTCTTGTTCTGTATATTCATTATTTAAAATAACATTGATAACTGAATCAACATCATTTCTTGTATAGGTTGCACTCACAGCATGACCATAATTGATATCAAGATAAGCACTCATATCTGCTTCTGTCTCTAATCTAAACTGAGACATTATTGCTCCTCAAGCACAAGTGAAACCATGCCTGTGTTATCTGGCTCGACAACTCTGACTCTGAATTCTGTTTGTGCTTTTAAGACATTACCTTGATCTGTGGTAATTGCATCAACAACGATTTTATCGTTTTGTGAAACATTGGGTGCATCAGAATATTTAATGATTGCTCTAGGTTGATGACCTACAACATTAACTGATTCACCCTGTATGTTGAAATATTCTTGGTCAATAATAAGTTTTATAAAAACAGATAACCCATCATCTATAAAACCAAGAGTATCTATTAAGGGGAAATCATCAAATAAAACTCCAGTCTCGAAAAATGTTGCAGTTACTCCATGTCCTGTTGTGGTATCAAGATAAGAAGTAAAATCTGCAGCACTTTCGATAGGTGGCATTATTTTTTAGCTCTT